GAATCATGTCAGCCTCCTACTTCCGTGACAAGATCAAAAAGGGACTTCACCGTATCAACACACCACACAACGCCGTTCCATGAGAATGGAAGAATAGCAAGGGTGATGAGAAGTGAACGGCAAATGCCGAATCGACCGAGTGTTTTGGTCAAGCAGTCTTGGCCGCATCCGTGTGCGACACCTTCATTGGGTTTTGTAGCCATATTTTTTCTCCTTATTTTGGCTTACGAGGTTAAATCCACTACCTCGCATGAGTCACCAGAACACGCTAACGTTTGCGAGCCTGATGTTTGATCATCATCTTCAAACTCTTGAAGTTGTGACCAGTCTATGTCAGTGGGTGTTTCAGAAAGAAGTTCACGGTAAGTCTCTTCGTCGCATTCTTGATAAGGCGCCTGTTTATAAGAGTGTTCACTATAAGGTAGGAACGAGATACCAGAAACTTCGTCGAAGTGGTTATACACCCATGCTCCAACATCTAACCATTCGTGTTCTCTCACAGAGATTGTCACGGATGGTTTATGCTCACACCAACATCGTTGATATGTGAGCCATAGTTCTAATTGTTCAATCGCAGTTTTGTCCTCTCTTGTAATCGCACCGTCAGGTGACTTGATTGGGAATGAGAAAACTGTAACCTTATCACCTTTCATGACACAAGGTTCTGCTTTGAATCCTTTCGACTTCATGAAGTCGCACAGAGGGTCTTTGTTGTCTGCACGAACAGTGCGAATATAGTATTGGCTGTGCCGAGAGTGAATCCCCGACGCAGCATCAACGAGTTGTGAAACAGTACCCGAAGGCTTCACGCATGTAATTGCAGCCGACTGATTGATACCGAGTTCTTTTGCAATCTTCTTGTTTGTGTTCACGGCCACTTGTCTAAGTTCTTTGAGCAAGTTTTCAAGATCTTCTTGTTTACCATCACCGTTTGTTAATTTAGAGTCCATGATACCGGTGAGAGAAACACCAAGAAGCCTCTCTTCTTCGCAGTTCTTTCTCCAATCACTTGAGATGTATCTAAAGTTTGTAAGTGTAGACTGCAAAGTACCAATGATTGTTGCAAGACGAACCTTCTCTTTCAAAGTTTCGATGGTATCATCGGCTCTTACAACCACCTCTGATAGATTGCAAAACTCTTTATCTCTCAAAATAATTTCTGAGCAAGGGTTCGTACCGAAGTCATAGTTGGGATCACGACGATCATCACCAATCTTTTCAACTTGCTTTTTCGCAGCGTCACGATTGAAGAGTCCTCGTTCACCACTCTTTGAGCGATAGAGAGACACCCACTCATCCATGAACGTGCCGATTTCAGGTTTTGACTTGTAGCACGCAGAGTTGTTTGCTAACGCTCTTTGTGGCTCGGTGCTCCACCATTGACCATCTTTTGCGTGTCGCATACGATCATCAGTCAGATCAGACAAAGAGATCAGTGCTGAACGACGAACACCACCAACGACTACAATTTCAGCAATCTTACAGCATACGTCATGGCATTCAATGGAAGTGAGTTTACGACCTGCTGCCTTTTTGAAGGTATCAACTGTAAATCTGAAAAGTTCATCCAGCGGTTTAGGACCTGACGCTCGTCCCCCGAATGTTTTAAGTCTTGCCCCAGCAGGACGAATCTTCGAGAGGTCCCACTTTGGCACCTGACCTCCAATGAGTAGCGAAATGAGTTCTCGATAGGCCTTCGCCCAACCAATTTTTGAGTCCGCAACCACAATCGTTGTGTCGCTGTCTGCAAACTCTTCTGATATCGTCGGTAGATTTTCAACAAAGTTTCTCTCAACACTGAAACCCACTCCGGTTCCGCACATTAAAATATACATCATCTCGTCAAAGCATCTAGGCTTATTTATGTGAAGGTATGAACAATTGTACCCTGCTACACCATCTCTTTCAAGTGCTGGACCTGCGGTCATCAAAGCACGCATAGATGGCATCACACTCAAATCAAGAATGTTCTTTCGAATCTCTTTCTTGTATTTTTCGAACTTGAATCCCTCATAATTTTCAGAGAGGTGCCTGTCAAAAAACCCAATAAGACGTTCAACGGTTTCGTCCCACTGCTCTCGTCTACCTTCATCTGGTAGCCACCGAGAGTATCGAGATAAGTGAATAAAATCTTGATATGGTGTTGGTAAGTTCATGTATTTTCCTAGTTGTTTTTTCGGTGTGTGATTTTATTTAGTCTTGGCTGTTGTTCAAACTCTCGGCATAATAAGATTGTTTTTCATACTTTTCTCCATGTCGAAAGTCTCAACTTTGCCGAGGGTCCTTCGTATGTGTTTGCGGTAATCATATCTAGAATCTCGTCTGAAGTCAACCCTGAAATGATCATATCATTGACATCTTTTTCTTTGAGACTGTCAGGCCAGATACAGAGTCTCTTACCAAGATCTGTTGCCTCATTCATTTTTGAAACAATCTGTTTGTTTCTCGGTTCGTTGTCAAAACAAAAAACAAGTTTAGAAGAACTAAGTTTCTCATCAAGAAGTTTTAGGTTTGAACCAAGAACAGCCAGACTATTTGGTATGAACAGTGAATCGATTGGGCCCTCAAACACATGAACATTCTCTGCCCAGTTTATTCTTTGGTCTTTGCCATATATCAGAACATCATCATAGTCATTTGCCTTGATTGTGATATACTTCGGTATCTCACCATTGAGAGATCGACCCTGCAAGCCTATGACCTTCTTTTCTGAATCGTAAATTGGTATCACCAATCTATTCTCTCTACCAACAACTGTCTTATCGTTTATTTCACGAACAGTGTCGTAGAAGTTTTCAGCGTAAGAAAAACGATGCCACAATGACTCTGGCACTTTTCGTTGTTTCAATACCCGTATCGCTTCATGATCAGACGGCAAGTCGCTAATCTGTTTACCAATACTCTCTCTAAACACGGGCTTCTTGAACGAGAAGTCAGGCTCAGGTGTATTTGGTTTGCCTGCTTCTTGTAGAAGTAACCACGTGCCTTCTTTTTGTTTCGCTGCGAATCACCACATATCGGGCATCTACAGTTTGCTAGATCATCTTTCTTCCATGAGAACAATTCAAGGTGTGGTGAAAGACGATTGACATATGATTTATCAATGAAAATAGACATAGCGAAATAATACTCGCAAACTTTTAGATGTCAAGTTATTTTTTTATGGCTTTTAGTTGGCTTTAGGAGTTTGGAAACAATTCCATTATTTTTTCTCTTTGTCGTTGTTTTTTGTTGGCAACGGAGATAAATACTCTACCTTTTTTTTGCTTCGACTTGGTGTTAGAAAAGAACCTAACCACCCATACTTACGAAGGGCTAGAAAAGCAGAACCCGCAAGAACATAAAAAATTATGATGAAAGGCCAGTTTAGTTTTTTTTTGCGTCTTCAAAGTCGAGTAAAGTTTGATAACCCAAGTTGTCACCAGCACCCATGATTCCGACGTTGACTAATTCGGAAGCAGAGTCCATGGTTTCAATAATTTGTGGCTGACCGTCGATACCAATATCAACAAATGGTTGCTTGACACTTTTGACACTTGCACATCCCACTAATAACATAACAAAAATATATCTCATCTCGGTACTCTCTTTTTCTTTTCAAAGAAGGTTTTACCTCTTGGTTCAGGTACTTTGTTGCGTTGATTGAGCATAGGCTTTTCGGCTTGCTTCATCAATCTATCATGAAAACGTTCTTTGGCTTTTGCAATGCCGTATCTGTGACCTGCAACAAGACCAATTACTACACCTAAAAAGAAGATGCAGATTCTTTTCAATACAATGTTTTTATGCTTACATTTTGCCATTACTTACCTCTCACGGCTGTGCCGAAGTAGAACCCTACAATAGTGACTAGAATTTGTCTGTTCTCTTCAGTATACAGATATCCTTCGACAGGTGTGTAGGTTCTTACTTTTTCTTCCCCAAATAACCCAAGAAGATCCCATGGCTTGTAGACTGTGGACTCATGCTCAACCACTGTGGTGACTCCATCACTGTAAGCGATGATGAAAGGTGCGAGAATAGTACCAAACATGATACACAAAACAATGAACCGACGCACAAGTTTACCAGCATCAATAGAGACACGGCTTACCGCGGCATCAGCGTTTTCGTTTTCTTTCTCTGCGATTCCCATCGCCATCTTGAATCGCTCTTGATCTTGGGCACGACGTTCAGCCATAGCCTTGAATAAGAAACCAGTTGCAGAGCC